AACTAGAGCCTGGCTTAAACGCCTTGTTCGGTATGGAATATGCGCGGTACGAAGCAGAACATGCAGAAATATATGATACAGAGAGTTCTGATAGAGCGTTTGAAGAAGAAACTTTAATCGTTGGGTTCGGTAATGCTGAAGTAAAATCAGAAGGTAGCGGAGTCAGATTTGACAATGCTAACGAAGGTTATACTTCTCGTTATACCCACGAGACGGTTGCTTTAGCATTCGCACTAACAGAAGAAGCTGTTGAAGATAATTTGTATGATCGTCTTGGTGCTAGATACACTAAAGCACTAGCGAGATCTATGGCTAATACTAAGCAAATCAAAGCTGCGTCTGTATTGAACAATGCGTTCTCTACAACTGGCGGTGATGGCAAAGTATTAATCGCTACAGATCACCCGCTAGGCGGAGGTGGTTCTTTAGCAAATAGAGCTACAACTATGGCGGATCTTAATGAAACTTCTCTTGAAGATGCATTAATTAATATCTCTACATTTACTGATGATAGAGGTCTTAATATTGCACTAAGAGGAATGAAATTAATTGTTCCACCTCAGTTGCAGTTTGTTGCTGACAGACTCTTACAAACCCCAGGGAGAGTAGGAACATCTGACAATGACATTAACTCTATTAGAAATCAGGGAATGATTCCTGATGGCTATGTTGTAAATCATTATCTAACAGATACAGATGCTTTCTTCTTGAAAACAGACTGTCCTGATGGATTTAAGTATTTTGAAAGATCTCCAATGCAAACTGCATTAGAAGGTGATTTCGATACTGGAAACATGAGATACAAAGCTAGAGAAAGATATTCATTCGGATATTCTAACTTCAGAGCCGTTTACGGTTCTCAAGGAGCTTAATTGAACGGTTGATTGTAGCGTTTTTTACTCAACTACAATTATTGGGGGCTTAACAGCCCCCTTTTTTTCCTCTAAATTTACAATTCGTATAAAAATATGTAGAATTGTGGCATGAACATTCTTAGTGATGTTGTTTCCCTAGCCCAAAACCCCTGCACAGGTGTTTGCTCAACTACGTATGGAGCAGATGAACAATGTGCTGGTTGCGGTAGAACTTTAGAAGAAATTAGAGATTGGAATAGCTATTCTGATCTACAAAAGAAACTAATAAATATAGACCTAGCGGTTAAATATGACATAAGGCAAAAGAAGGAGTACAACAACATGTCAGTAAATTCAAAAATTCAAGATATAAACGGTAGATTAATTACAGCTCAAGCACTAATAGAAATGGTGGGAACAGATATGTTAGAACATTTTGGTAAAGACCCTATCATCAAAGAAACCTACGAATCATTAGTAGAAGCAAGAAATAAAGTATTGGAAGCAAAAGATTCACTTCCTATTGCTTTAGAAGATGCCTCATAGTAAACTGAATTTAGTTAATTAGCTTGATGAGGACCGTAAAGGTTTCCATTAATACAAATAAAAGGAGTTCATAATGGCTAATCCACATTTTCAAAATCTAATACTATGGGCAGGTAATACTGTTGCTAGTAAAAGTAAAAAAGACTTACCGATGTTTCAACCATATCCATCGGATCAAACGTACTACGGTTATTTTAATGACTTTATGACGTACAACTCTGGTGATTGGACAATCACTACAACTGAAGCTGGTACAGGAAGTGCAACAGAAGCAGTTACCTCATCTGCTGGTGGAGCTTTATTGCTTACTAATGCAGCTGGAGATAACGATCTAGACTTCTTACAGTTAAAAGGCGAAGCATTTACACTTGCTGCTGGAAAAAGAGCATTCTTTTCAAGCAGATTTAAAGTAAGTGATGCAACTCAAAGTGATTTCGTTATGGGATTACATATAACTGATACATCTCCTCTTGATGTAACAGATGGTGTTTATTTCATTAGTGCAGATGGAGCAGCAACAGTTGATCTTTCTGTTGAGAAAAACAATTCCGCTACTACAGCTTCAAGTATCGCTACTATGGCAAATGATACATTTATTACTTTAAGTTGGTTTATTGACCCAAATACTTCAAACGTGCATTACTCTGTTAATAATGCAGAGCCTTTAGTTCTTGCAGATACTAACCTTCCAAATGATGAAGACCTAACTATTTCGTTTGGTATTCAAAATGGTGAAGCAGTAGCAAAAACTATGACTGTCGATTACATTAATGTAATGATAGAAAGATAGGAGTAAATAATGGCAGGTAGAATTGTAGGTTCTGATGTAAAAACAGCTACCAGCGTTAGCGCTGCTACAGGCGGTGCTGTATTACAGGGTGGCCGATCCAGATTAAGAGGGTACATAATCGCAGGAGGATCTTCTGACGGTACTGTAACTTTTAGAGACGGTTCTGTTACTGGTACCACTCTTTTAATTGCTCCTTGTAATGCAAACGATACTGAAACTTTAAATATACCTGATTCAGGTGTTTTGTTTGAAAGCGGTATTCACGTTGTATTAAGTAATATAGATAGAGTAACTGTTTTTCATTCTTAACATCTTAACTTTGTAGTAGCATCCTTGTGGTGCTACTATATTAATTAATATGGCAACACGAAGGAAAGCAAAACCCATACGAAGAACCACCAGAGGCAAGGGAGCTAATTACCGTCCTACGAAAAAAGGCGCTGGTATGACAGCAAAAGGTGTAAAAGCCTATCGTAAAGCCAATCCAGGATCTAAATTAAAAACTGCTGTAACAGGCAAAGTTAAAAAAGGGAGCAAAGCGGCTAAAAGACGTAAGTCTTATTGCGCTAGATCTCTTGGACAGCTTAAAAGAAGTTCAGCTAAAACTAGGAATGATCCTAACTCAAGAATACGTCAAGCAAGACGAAGGTGGAAGTGCTAATGGCAGGTAAAAAAGACGCTTGTTACAATAAAGTAAAATCAAGATATAAAGTATGGCCCTCTGCTTATGCAAGCGGAGCTTTGGTTAAATGCCGTAAAGTAGGTGCTAAAAACTGGGGCAATAAAAGCAGAGTTAAAAAAGCAACTGGTGGGGCTATTAGAGGTCAAGGTTGCATTATGAATAATAGAAAACGATAATGGCTGAAGAAGGTTTAAAAAAATGGTTTTCACGCAACAAAGGCAAAGGTTGGATAGACTGTAAAACTGGCAAACCATGTGGTAGAAAGTCAGCTACAAAATCTAAAAGACCATATCCTGCATGTAGACCAACAAAGGCTCAATGCAATGCAGCGGCTAAAAAGAAAAAAGGACCAGATAGAATTAGCTGGCAAAAAAAGTCCACAGGAGGACCTATGAGTAAAAAATTTGGTATGGATGACGGTGTTCAAACTTCTTATGAAAAGAAAAGAGGTGATGCTATTGAAAGAGCTATGTCTAAGCAAAATAGAATCAAGAAATCTAATGGTGGGTTTATTGCCAAAGGATGTGGTAAAGTAATGAACAATAAAAGAAAGGTAACAACCATAAGTTAGGAGCAAATATGCCAGGAAAACAAAAAAAAGATTTAAAAATTCAAGCAAGACTTGATGCAAAAGTTAGACCAGACGAGCCTGTATCAGAAGATCGTATTTATTTAAATATGCCTAAGAAAAAAGCTCCTGCAAAGAAAAAAATAGTTAAAAAGGGTAAAAAATAATGAAAAATACAAAATACAGTAGCATTATGAAAAAATCTAAAGGCGGAAGCATGATGAAGAAGTCTAAAGGTGGAAGTATCATGAGAAAGTCCAAAGGTGGAAGCATGATGAAAAAATCAAAAGGTGGATCTGTAATAGCAGGAAACGCAAACCGAAGAAGAGCTGATCAAAGTTAATTAGTGCCACATCTTATAAGTAACATCCCACATTTTAAATGCTGGGTTAGGAGAGAGTTTACTCACAATCATCAAAAGTACCAAGATGAGTACATACACGCGCTTGCAATAGCGGTAAATACTATTCCAGATAGATCTCTAAGCTTCCAGGTTGTATTTACTGGAGAAGAGGCTAATTGTGATGATTGGGACGAGGGAAACATTCATGGAGGCGCTATGTGGGCTAGAATGCCTATTCAAGGATTAGTTGCTGATATTCCTATGGAAGAGTTTCCAAAGCCTATGGAAGATCATTTAGTTCAACCTTGGGATTGTGAATCAAGAGATCATTCAGTTGTAATAATGGACAGGGTAAGTTCTTCTCCTTGGCTAGCAAAAATAGGAACAGAATTTTATACAGCTAAATATTTGTTTACGGTTGATTACACCAATAATGAAATTGCAGATGACCCTGCACAACACAAACAATCTCATGTATTATATATAACTGAGGATTGTGAATGGAAAGGTAACTTGATTGCTTTGCCAAATAACAGAGTAAGGGCAACAAGTCCTGCATTATGGGTTACAGGTGAAGGACCTCCAGATTTTAAGCCGTCACAATGGGCGCATTCTGCTGAAGGTCATGAAAGTTATTTAGATCCATCAATTACATTTAACAATTTATATGAGAAATAAATGGCAACTTCAAACAGTACAAATTTTGAACCAAACGTAACAGAGTTTATTGAAGAAGCTTACGAGCGCTGTGGTCTTGAATTAAGAACAGGGTACGATCTAAAAACTGCAATAAGAAGTGTTAATTTAATGCTTGCAGAATGGGCCAATAGAGGCCTAAATCAATGGACAATAGAGCAAGATACTCAAACGGTTACTCAAGGAACAGCTGAATACACTTTAAATTCTAATGTAATAGACATTTTAGATGTTGTAGTCAGGAGAACGGTTAATAATGTTCAAACTGACATTTCTATCAGTAGAGTTGGTAGATCTGCATACTTAAATATACCAAACAAAGAAACTCAAGCTAGACCGTCTCAATACTTTTTAGACAAAACAATTTCTCCTGTTTTAAAAGTATGGCCAACCCCAGAAAATTCTACCGATATTTTAGTATTTAATAAAATTATTAGAATGGATGATGCAGATACTGCAATTAATACTATGGATATGCCTTTTAGGTTTTATCCTTGTTTTGTTGCAGGTTTATCTTATTATTTATCTTTAAAAAAAGCTCCACAATTAACTCCTCAGTTAAAAGCTTTATATGAAGAAGAATTTAGAAGAGCTGCCGATCAAGATGAAGATAGAGCCTCTTTTAAAATACGACCAAGTATTAGGATGAACTAAAATGGCATATGCGCTTGGTAAATTTGCGATAGCGCTATGCGATAGATGTTCTTTTGAATTTAAGCTTAGCGAATTAAAAGAAGAGTGGACAGGTTTTAAAGTTTGTTCTGAATGTTATGAACCAAAACATCCTCAATTAGAACCAGAACCACATGTTTCAGATCCTGAAGCTTTGTATAAACCAAGACCAAATAATGATACAGAAGCTGGCGAAGGTTTTGTAGTAGTTACCAGT